CCGACACTAGACAACCTACTGCGCACTTTCTCTTCAAAACCAGAAGACATCTCCCACACTTAGCGACAAAGTCTGCACCACACAGAACCGCTAACAAACGTATACCCCCACCTCTGGTCGATCACACAACTCAGCCATGTCAACAGCCACAATCTGGTCGGTTGCAGGACAGCTTATGAAGCCGACTCGAAACTCTTTCAATAAGAACTCGGCCTCATCAATCATGGATGGAGTCAGCCCATATACGGCCATAAACGCCGCACGAGACACTGAATCCCACTCCATACGCTGTTGCGCACCATAACCCCGCTTGCTATGATTCAAAGCATACAAGCGGGCAGGGCGGTCCAGCATGAGCAGCTTCCTAATTATAGGCATGTTGCCACAACTGGGTTCCAATCCAGACGAGACACCATACCTATACGAGGCCAGCTTACGTGCGGACGGGGGGTTAACAGTCCACCATAACCTAGCCAGCAGCCGCCCAGGCTTGGGGGTAAACGCCCAACCACCCCGGGTGGGCCAAAACCGGCCTGAGATAAATGACACGTCCAGCGGAGAATAAAACTTCCTACAGACGGGGGTAATGCACACCAGCGCTTCAACTTTAGCCAAGGCTTCAATATCATAATCCTGATGCACTGCGACCAATAGGTCATCGCCGGCTACTAAAATGTCACCGGTGAGTCCCAAGGCCTTCAGGGCACTCAAAGCTATGGAGGCATTTATAATGCCATTCCCGATGGAAGTCGAATTATGACCGGACTTGACTGTACCAGACACCCGGTACTTCAACTTACCACCAGGAAAATAACCCACACCTTCAACATCTTCACACTTCTCCAAAAAGGCAGCAAAGCTGGGGTCAACGGCGTGTACCATGCGACGAAACATAGCAAGATGGGTTTTACACATGCCAGCATCCCAGTTCCGTCCATCACGTTCATAGAACCACACCGGCTTCAAAAGGACCGAATCCATCCACGCACCAATGGCTTCAGGGTTCATT